CCCCAGGGGGGTGTCGAAACTTCACAAAACGGACACCGGAGTGCCGCCGGTAGTCAAGTTTTCTCTCCCCGACGTCGAAAGCTGAGCCGATGATCCCCCCTCGACCCCCGGTGAAGCTCGGTCGACGTGGCCGGCTTCTCTGGTCTTCGACGGTTGTCCTCCGCGACTTCAGCCCTGCGGAGCTGGTGTTGCTGCACGAGGCGTGCCGGACGTCCGATCGGCTCGACAAGCTCGACTTGATCCTGCGTGGTGACGTGGACACGTGGGCGATCCTCGTGCACAAGACCCGCACCGATGACTACGAGCTGAAGATCGACTCGGCCCTCTCTGAGGCGCGGCAGCAGGCGAATGTCCTGCGTCAGATCGTCCTGGCGTTGACGCCATCATCGAAGGCCGCGTCGGCGGCACCCGCTGCGGAGGTGTCGACCGTTGACGCTCTCGCTGCCCGTCGCGCTTCAAGGGGTGCAGCAACCTCGGATCCTGTCCGCCCCTCCACGCGTTAGCACTGCCGGCGATGAGGCGGTTGAGCTCGCCGCCGCTGCCGGTCTGTTCCTGGATCCGTGGGAGCAGTTCGCTTTGCGTGAGTCGCTGGGTGAACGTCCGGACGGGAAGTGGTCTGCGTTCGAGGTCGCGCTGATCGCGACGCGGCAGAACGGCAAGGGCTCGATCATCGAGGCCCGGGAACTGGCCGGCCTGTTCCTGTTCGGTGAGCGGCTGATCCTGCATTCGGCGCACCAGTTCGACACCGCGCTGGAGGCGTTCCGACGGATCCTGTCGTTGATCGAGGACACGCCGGACCTGCGCAGGCGGGTGAAGAAGGTGTCCGGGTCGCATGGATCTGAGGGTATTGAGCTCTTTTCGGGGCAGCGTCTCCGCTTCCGGGCGCGGACGAAGGGCGGCGGCCGTGGTTTCACCGGCGACACCCTGATCCTCGACGAGGCGATGTACCTGTCGGAGGCGTCTATTTCGGCGTTGCTGCCGACGATGGCGGCGCGGCCTAACCCGCAACTCTGGTATGTCGGCTCAGCGGTCGACCAGGAGTCGCACCCAGAGGGGATGACGTTCACGCGAGTCCGGAACCGCGGCATGCGCGGCGACGTGAGCCTGTGCCTGATGGAATGGTCCGCTCCTGGGACGATCGACGAGCATGACCCGCTCGATCCGGAACTGTGGGCGATGGCGAACCCTGGCCTGGGCTACCGGTTGACCGGCGAGCACATCGCGCTCGAGCAACGGTCGATGTCGCGCCGTGGTTTCGCCACAGAGCGGCTCGGGATCGGTGACTGGCCGTCCGAGGAGGACGCCGAGCGGACGTTCGATCCGGTCCGGTGGCGGGCGGCTGCCGTTGATCCACTGGCGCCGGGGTCGCAGCTCACGGGCCCGATCGCGTTGGCGGTGGAGTGCCCACCGAACAAGGCGCGGGCGTCGATCGGGTTGGCCGGCTTCCGGGCCGATGGTCACCCGCAGGTCGAGCTTGTCGACAACCGTGAGGGCATCGCGTGGGCGGTGGATCGGCTCGTCGAGCTGGACCGTTCGCGCCGGCCTTGCGCGATCGTCATCGACCCAGGCGGGCCGGCGGGGGTGCTGATCAACGAGCTCGAAGCACGCGGCGTGAAGTTGTTGAAGACGTCGACACGCGATTTCATTCAGGCATGCGGCGCGTTCCACGTCGGCATCCATGAACCTGATCCTGACGGGACGCCGAAGACCCGCCACCCAAACGAGCTGCTGCTGAACGCAGCGGCCGACGCCGTGAAATGGCGGGGCGTGCTCGATTCGCGCGCGTTCGAGCGACGGAACCTGCGCGCGGACGTCTCCCCTGTGACGGCGGTCGCGATGGCCCTGCACGGCCTGTACGTCAACGGTCAGGACCAGGCCCCCCCGAATATCTGGTGACGATGGAGAGGGAATCCGCTATGCGCGTCGCAATCCCTCTGATTGAGGCTGTTTTCGTTCTCGTCATCGCCGCCGGTGTATGGCTGCTCGCGGGCCTCGGGCTGGCGCTGATCGTCGCAGGCGTGTTCGGTGTGATCGGCTGCGAGTGGGCCGATGTCCGTAAAGGCAAGGCGACCCACTGATGGGCCTGTTCGGCATGTTCGAGCGTCGCAATCTGCAGGATCCATCCGTCCCGATCTCCTCAGGCGCGTTGGCGTCGCTGATCAACGGGCCCGCAACGTCAGCCGGTGTGGTGGTCACATCGAAGAGCTCGCTGGCGTTCTCCGCGGTGTGGCGGTCAGTGAACCTCGTGTCAGGGGTCGCCGCGGCGCTGCCGTTGAAGGTGTACACGGCGGGCACTCGTGATGAGCGTCCGTCGATGCTGTTGGACAACCCACATCCTGACCTGACCGCGTTCGAGCTGTGGCGCTGGACGTACGTCCAGCGTTGCTTGTGGGGCAACGCGTACATGCAGAAGATGCGTGACGGTGCGGGCCGACTGCAATGGTTGAACCCGCTACCGGCGGAGAAGATGACGGTCTGTCGGGTCGCCCCGTCGGAGAACAACTCGTCGGGGAAGCTGTTTGAGTACACCGACTTCAAGGGCGTAAAGCATCCGCTGTCATCGACCGACGTGTTCCACATTCCCGGCTTCGGCTACGACGGCGTGTGCGGTGTGTCCCCGATCCGGCTGGCGTCGCAGGGCATCGGTCTCGGCCTCGCTGCGGAGGAGTACGGCGCTCGACTGTTCGGGTCCGGGTCGCTCATGTCGGGCATTCTGCAGACCGAACAGCGACTCGAACAGCCACAGGCGGAGGCGTTGCGGGCCCGTTGGCAGGAGAAGGTCGCCGGCATCGGACGCGCGCACGAGATCGCGGTCCTCGACTCTGGGGCGAAGTTCGAGTCGGTGACGATGCCGAACACCGACGCGCAGTTCATCGAGTCTCGCCGCTTCCAGGCCACGGAGATCGGCCGGTTCTTCGGCGTCCCCGCGTTCCTCATGGGTGAGACGGAGAAGTCGACATCCTGGGGTACTGGGCTCGAGCAGCAGGCGCAGGGCTGGGTCACGTTCGACCTGGGGCCGCAATGGCTGGTGCCGACCGAGCAGCGGATCACGAAGGAACTCACCGGGCCCGGCGTGTACGTGAAATACAAGGTCCAGGGTCTGTTGCGTGGAGACTCGACCGCTCGCGCCGAGTTTTATCGCACGATGCGTGAGGTCGGCGCATTCTCCGCGAATGACATTCGAGAGCTGGAAGACCTGCCCCCGATCCCGGACGGCGACACCCGACTGCAACCGCTCAACATGGCGCCACTCGGCTCCGAGGGCACCGACAATGGAGGGACAGCCAATGGCCAAGGCTCTGACGCTGCCAACAACTGAACGGCGACGGCTCTCTCTCGCCGCGGCAGGAGTCACGATCCGCGACGCTGCAGCCGATGCCGCGCCCGGATTCTCCGGATACGCCGCGAAGTTCAACGAGCGCGCTGCGATCGGCAACCCGCTCACGTGGGGTTTCTACGAGCAGGTCGCCGACGGTGCGTTCACGAAGACCCTCAGCGAGGGCGACGCGCGGTTCCTCGTCGACCACGACACCCGTCTTGTCGTGTCCCGGACGTCGGCGGACACACTGCGCCTCGCGCAGGACAAGACCGGCCTGGCCACCGACTCCGACCTCGACACCGAGCTGACCTACGTCAGGGACCTGGTCGCGAACCTGCGCAACGGCAACATCACCGGCATGTCGTTCGGCTTCGAGGTCAAAAAGGACTCGTGGGAAACCGTGCAGGTCGCCGAAACCGACGACGGGGATCCTGTCGAAGCGGAACTACGGACCCTGCTGGAAATCAAGCTGTACGAAGTGTCCGCGGTGACGTTCCCCGCCTACGAATCGACCGAGGCGAAGCTGCGGAGCGTTGCAACCGCACTCGTCCACCGTGGTGATGATGACGCGATCGCGCGTCACGCCGAACGCAAGCCTGAATTACTCCGATACACCCAGATTGATGGCCGCGAGCCGGGGAAGTCCACTCGCGGAGGTGACGACATGGAGCCGGGGAAGTCCACTCCATCAAGCGCCGTCCAGATAGGTCTGGCCATGCGGAAGCTCGCCGCTACCTACGGCCTGCCCGCGAACAAGTAGCGCCACCAGCTCCATCACCCTGCCGAATGATCGGCGGGGTTTCCGGCGTACCCGTGAAAGGACAAACGCCACCATGAACCTCAAGAAACTGATGGAGAAGCGCGCCTCTGTGTGGGCTTCGATGCAGGAAGTCAGCGACAGGTCCGGCGACGGCCTCTCGGCCGAGGACAGGGCACGGTGGGACACGCTCGAGGCCGAGCTGTCCGGACTGTCCGAGGACATCGACCGGGCGCAGCGCGCCGAGCGTCTGAGTGCCGTCGACTACTCGACGGTCATCGACGGGCGCAGCGCACCGGATGCCGACGAGAAGGGCAACACGGTCGAGGACTACCGGGCCGCGTTCGAGATGTGGGCACGCTTCGGCTCCGGTGATCTGTCGACGGAACACCGGTCGATCCTGCGAGCAGGGCATGTCTCCCTGTCCGCTTCCGAAACCCGCGCAGCGGGAGTCGGGACCGGCGGCGCCGGCGGCTACACCGTCCCGCCACTGTTCCGCGACAAGCTGATCGAAACCCTCAAGTACTTCTCGGGTATGCGTCAGGTCGCGGAATCCATCACGACCGACACGGGCGCAACGCTGCCGTGGATGACGAGCAACGACACCGCGAACGTGGGCGCGATCCTCGCAGAGAACACGCAGGTGACCGAGCAGGACTTCACGTTCGGGACCGCTTCGCTCGACGTGTACATGTACACGTCGAAGCTGGTCCGCGTGTCGCTGCAGCTCATCCAGGACTCGGCGCTCAACCTGGACGCGTTCCTCCCCCGCAAGCTGGGCGAGCGCATCGGCCGTATCCAGAACCAGCACTTCACGACCGGGACGGGGACGAGCCAGCCTCAGGGCATGTTCGTCGGCGGCACCGCCGTGCAGGCTGCGGTCGGCAACGTCACCGGTTACAGCTACGACACCCTGATCGATACCATCTCGTCGATCGACCCGGCGTACCTCGGCGGTGGGAACCTCAACTGGATGTTTTCCCAGGCCGCACTCGGCGGCATCCGGAAGCTGAAGGACGCGCAGGGCCACCCGTTGTGGCAGCCGTCGCTGCAGGTCGGTCAGCCCGATTCGCTCCTCGGCTACGGCATCGTCTTGAACAACGACGTTGCCGTCCCGGCAGCCAGCGCGAAATCGGGTGCCTTCGGCGACTTCCGCGCCGGGTACGTCGTCCGTGACGTGACCGGTGTCCAGGCGTTGCGACTCGACGAGCGTTACGCCGACTTCCTGCAGGTCGGGTTCCTCGGGTTCCAGCGGGCCGGCGGCATCGTGCAGGACACGAACGCGTTCCGCATCATCCAGAACTCGGCCACCTGATCCACCCCCTGATCCGACGAGTCCAAGGAGGACCTTGCAATGGCAGCAACCGAAGACACGAAGCCCGTCAACACGGCAGCGAAGCATGGCGACCATGACCGTGTGGTCATGCTCTCCCTGAAGGCTGACGGGTCCCCGGATCAGCACGACCCGGAGATCATCGGCGACAAAGAGTTCGCGGTCAACGCCGCGAAGGCACAGTTCGCGCAGCAGGCCGTTTCGGCTGTCGATGTGACGCTCCGCACCCCCAACCAGGGCGGGCTCCCCGTGTCGGAAACCGAAGACCCCGGAGTCGCGGAACTCCAGAAGGCCCACGAGGCCGCGGAGAAGTCGGCTGTCTCTCAGGCCGAGAAGACGATCAACGCTCTGCACCAGGGCGTCGGCGCCTGATGTCCACGATCCGTCTGACCCGTTCGGGCCTGAACGTCGCCGGCGCAGTCCGCGCCCACGACGATGTCGTCACTGTCGAGGAAGAAGTGGCGGCATATCTGTGCTCGAGCGGGCAGGCGGTTCGGGTCGGCCGTGAGCAAGTCGTTGAAACGGCCGTCCAGGTTGTCCTGGAGACGACCGATCACCACGCCACGGCTAGGCGTGACCGTCGGGTGCGCTGATGTCTAACCCTCTGCCGCTGGCGCTCCCGGTGGACTTGGCGGCGTACCTGAACACCGCCATCGACCCGGGTCAGGCCGATGCTGTGCTCGCTGCGGCGTCCGCAGTCATTCGGGCGTGGACCGGTCAACAGCTGGTTCGAGTCGTGGACGACACGATCACGATCCCGTACGACGGGCCGGTCATCTTCCTTCCGCAGTTGCCGATCGTCTCAGTGTCGGCGCTCAGTCTCCGTACGATCTGGCCGTCATCCACCTACGATCTGACGACGAACTACACGCTGATGAGCGACGGCAGCATCAGGCTCAACCCGTACGCGGGACAGGCTTATTGGGTCGGCCGCGGTGGCGCGACGCTGACCGCCACTTACACACACGGCTACGACGCGATCCCGACGGACATCAGCCTCGGCGTGTGCATCCCACTCGCCGCGCGGATGCTCACCAACCCTGCCGGCCGCACCATGACGACACGCGGCATGGTCATCGACTCGTTCGCGCCGAGCATGACACTGCTCGACCACGAGCAGTCGATCCTGTCGGCCTACCGGCCGATCGTCGTCGGATAATGCCCGGCCCGCTCGGTGGTCAGACGATCACCATCGTCAAACCGACAGATCTCACATCGAGCAACGCCACCGACGGATACGGGATTCCGCTTGCCGGCGACACCGCACCGTCACCACAGCGGATCGTCGTCCCGGGCTGCATGCTGCAGCCCTTCACGGGCCCGAGAGGCTCGTCCGAGACG